ATATTATATAGCTTATAGGTTAAGTAGTACCTTACAGGTAAGGTAGTAACTAATACCTAGGTATATAGGGTTAAGTATAAGTTACGGGTATAGGTAAAGAGAGGCAGCAAGGAAGGTGACGATATGGCTGAGTATGAAAACTTTGACAGGCAGTACCGGCTTGCCGCCGGCCCTGGCGGCGGGGAAGGGTTTGAAGTTGGAGAAACGTCGGCGGCAAACCCAGTGCCCCTCCATATCAGCTTTTCGCTGCAAAAGACGGACCTGCAAGAGCAGAACACCGGGCGGGTCGCAATCTGGAATCTGAACCCTTCGCAGTTGGCCACCCTCGACCAAAAGGATTGCGCTCTGTCTTTGAAGGCGGGGTATGGCACCCGGCTCTCTCTCATCTTCGCCGGCGTTGTCAGCTTTGTTACCACCACAGCCGATGGCGCCGACCGCAAGACGGAGATTGAGGTCATTGACAACTTGGTCGAGGTGCGGGACACCTACGTCACGGTATCCTACAACGGCATGGTGAACTGGAAGACCATCTTCGACGATGTGGCCTCACAGATGGGCGTGGCCATCTCGTACTCCTACAATGCGGAGTTCGTAGACGTGGCCAACGGCTTTAGCTTCGTCGGCATGGCCCGAGACATCCTGAGCAAAGGATGCAAGTGCTGCGGCCTCTCGTGGAGCCTCCAGAACGGCGTGTTGCAGGTCAAGAAAACCGGAGATGTCATGTCGAAAGAGGTCTACGTCCTCTCTGCGGAGACGGGACTGCTTGGCATCCCGGCCCGCGTGGTCATCGAGCACGACGAAGCTACCAACAAAAACAAGATCGGCTGGGATGTGGAGTTCTTCCTGAACGGGGCAATCAACATCGACGATTACGTCAAGCTGGAAAGCAAGGCTGTCACGGGCTACTTCCGGGTCTACTCGCTCGACATCGCCGGTGACAATATGTCTGGCGACTGGACGTGTGCGGCAAGGCTGCTGGAGGTTGAGGAAGCATAAGCGGCGCAGCATCAAGCGACAGGCTTGACAGCCGTTAGAGCTGACGATATAATGTTTACTAGATATTCCGTTTGGAAAGTCTGCGAGTAAAACTAATGCGCTGAGGTAGTCGCTCCCCTCACGGGGAGCGTGGATAGAAATGATAACCAATACTACAACCGAGCGGGAACATCTGGTCGCTCCCCTCGCGGGGAGCGTGGATAGAAATAAGGTCATTTACAAGGTGCTGAAATACCTGGAGCAAGCGATGGACTATGACGAGCCGGATCTGGATAGAATCTCCGCCGCCGCTCTCGGCATCAGTGAACAGAGATGGATTGCCATCATGGAAATGCTTGCGCGAGAGAAGTACATCGACGGCATGACCGTGAAGCGGTCTACCGACGGCAGCGTATCTATCTCAATTCCGCATCCACGCATCACGCTCCGAGGTCTGGAATACCTGCAAGAAAACTCAGCCATGCAGAAGGTGGCTCGACTTGCCAAAGGTATCGCCGAGATCGTCACATGATTTGATATAGCAACAAGGGCGACGGAGCAATCCGCCGCCCGTTTTGCTTGGAGGCATACTCGTATGATGCAGGAGTTTGTTCACGAAACCAACAAAGCCATACAAGAAGCTCTGAAAGGCGTCCACACATCCATGCCGGGCAAGATCGTATCGTTCGACCCGTCAACCGGGCTGGCGACCGTTCTCCCCATGATGAAGTTCCGAAAGCCGGACGGCTCCACGATGGAGTATCCTCAGATCACGGGCGTTCCGGTCATGTTCCCGCAGTCCATGAACCAGCAGGCCACCATCGCGTATCCCATCAAGCCGGACGACGGCTGCATCATCCTTGTGGCTGAGCAGAGCATTGACTACTGGATGTACGGGCAGGAGACAGATACGGACCTCGATTTTGACCTGACCAACTCTATCTGCATTCCTGGCCTGTTCGTACCGGCCAATCAGGTGATGAAGAAAGCCTGTGACGAAAACGCCATTATCGCTGACTTGAAAGGCACGTTTGTCAAAATCAGGGAACCCGAAATCATCCTGGATGTGAAGGGCACCTGCATCACCATCAAGAGTGGGGAAGTCATCATTGACGCAGCCAAGGTGACGATCAACGGTAACGTTCAACTCAACGGTCAGGAAGTGGCTACGGGCGATGTCAAGGCCAACACCGCGATCAGCCTTGCCACGCACACCCATACGGGCAATCTGGGAACGCCTACTTCGCCGCCGCTCTGAAACGGCGATTTTAAGCCACCATACAGGTGTTTTAAGGCATACCCTTAACTCACTATTACCGCACGGTAAAAATGATTTCCAGACTGCCAATGGTTGGCCTCACGGCACAATGGGGGGAATCCACAATGAGCATCGCAAATGCGGTCAAGATACAGCTCCAGGCGGCTGGCCTTCGCCGCAAGGTATCGTTCTGGTCGTCACCGGCTAAGCAAATTTGATTACGAGGAGATAAGAGCTATGGAACCAGCAGACGTCATGAAAATCGGCATGAGCGTGGATGAGGCTAAAGAGGCTTTTTCCGCGTTGCCAGAGGACAACCGCCTCCGAATGGCACCAGAGCAAATTGCTACCATAATCCTGTTTAACAATCCAACGCCAGCACAAGCGCAGGCGGCACTCGTACTGGCGTGGAATCACTTGCTCAGGAACTCAGACCTTAGATTTCATCCGTTCGACTATCCAAATTGAAGGCTGACACATCCAAAGGAAATGGGGAGGGATAACCATGAAACCGGCAGATGTTATGAAAATCGAGATGACACTGGAACAGGCGGATGAGGTCCTCTGCGAAAATCGCACCACAGCTTCGATTCGTGAGGAAGCGATATATTTTGCAACAAGAATCCTCTCTCAAGAACCAACGCCAGCACAAGCGCAGGCGGCACTTGTACTGGCGTGGAACGAAATTCTTGAACGGTCCAGGCTCACTTATCGAAATGGCTAGAGGAGCCATTTCCGATTTCTATGGAGAACGACTCGGAATTGTCCATCGCAACAGAAATGGCATATGCAGCATCACGAATCGAGCTGAACTGATCGCTATCCATCGTTACCTTACAGTTTTGACACTGAAAGCGATTATAGTCTTCCCATTCGCCGGATGTCAGCTCTGAACGGCATCCGCAGTGCTTGCAGGTTACAACGAATTTGAATTTCATGGTAGTCACCTCCTTTCCGCACCCATTGTACCACGGCAGGGGACTGACCCTCAATCGCAATCAACAATTTTAAGGCCCTATACGGGAGCTTTGGTGAAATCATCCCCTTTCATTACCAACTGTCAAAAAGAGTTTCCAGACCTATCAAATTCGTTCTCACGGCCATTCAAGGAGGCTTTCAGAAAATGTCCGATATTCGATTGGATAAAAACGGCGACATTGAGGTTTCTCCCACCGGAGACATCTACTTGACCGAAAGCGTCAGGCAGGCAGTCCTCATCCGACTGCGCTGGATCTGGAATGAGTGGCGGCTTGGGCCGGAGCTGGGCTTCCCGTGGTTTGAGGAGGTGTTCGTCAAGAATCCGAACACTGTGAAGATTCGGTCGCTCATCCGAAACGAAATCATGCAGGTAAAGGGCGTGACTGCCGCGGAGGTTACTTCGGTCTCCTATGACCGGGCCAAGCGGGCAGCCACGTTTGTTTTTGTCTGCACGGTAGGGGATGCTACATACAGGGAGGAGGTGACGCTCTATGAGCACCTATGGTATAACGCCTGAAGGCCCAAACATCAAACGTCTGGATACCATCCTGGACGAGATGCACAACGACCTGTCAGAGGAGTGGGGCGTCAATACCAGACAAAACCCGCAGTCTTTTTTGAATCATCTGCTGACGAACGTTGCAGACCAGTTTGCGGATGCCTGGGAGTTTGGCCTTGACATCTACCACTCGCACTACCCGTCCACGGCCGAGGGCGTGAGTCTGGATAATGCGGCACAGTATGGAGGCTCCACGCGAGAGACGGCAGAGAAGTCCTATTACCCCATCCACTGCACAGGGCGTGACGGGACAACGCTTGCAGCCGGCACCATGATATCCTCCACCATGAACCCGACAACGCAGCTTACGATCACAGACACCCGTCAGATTACGCGCAGCGCGTTCAATCGGGCGGACATCAAAGTGGCGGCGCTCGGCGCCGGAGACGTATAC